ATACCCCAATATTAATTCTAAATCTGTCAAAACTTGGTACAGGGACCAGGCCTCGAACCTGGGACCTCTTGATTATCGGTCAAGTGCTCTAAAAACCGAGCTAGACTTTAATCTCTTTTATGTAAAACTCATGCACTTGTTAGTCTAAGCCCCTGTATTCTTTTAACTCTTTAATCATATCTTCGTAATAGTGTTTATTCATACTTGCACCGGATATCCAGAACTTCTCAATGGCATTTGCCAACTTATCAGCGGAAGACTTCTCAACAGCTATACTATCTGAAGGTAGACTATTTTGAACCATACCATTCATGCAGTAAGCTCTTGCCCAGTTAGACCAGACTGTAGCAATATGCAAATCGCCCTCAGAAAGCCTTCCCTCTTTAAATAGCTTATCACGCGCCCCCTCAAATTCACTGTCACTCATTTAATACTGCCTTTGCTCTTTCAACTAATTCCTTACCCGGGAAATCTGGGCCGCCTTCCCAAGCTTTAATATAAGCTCTTAAAACATCTTCAGCAGTTTCCCTAACTATCGGCTCGATGTTAATTACAAGTGCCTTATGTGTACAGCCGTTAATTGCATCTGGCCTTGGATTTTTTATAATATCAAATTGCGTATCGTTACCATAAACCTCAACACCCTCACTTAGCATTTTATTTACTTCCGCTGCCAGGTAATAAACATCTTGGCCAAAACTTTTACATTTGAATTTATGTTTGCTGTTCATAATCTCTCCCTCAGTATCCAATAAATAAAAAGTGCTCCTGTGAGTAAGCTAATAGTTATTCCTATAAATATGACATCAGCTGGTTCCACAAAAAAGCCCCTCGATATGTTAAGAACAAAACCAAGGGGCTAGGAGTTTTACTATGCTGGTCCTAACCTCTCAGTAATTCTTCGTTATTTCAAATACTATTTTCCCAAAGTGAGCTAATTACGTTCTCTCTCAGCTTAGGATTAACTTCACAGACTCTCAAGTAACTACAACTTCCGTACATAGTGCATGGCTGCGGTGCGTTCTGAGTCCAGACTCCAGTTTCTCTGGCCTCTAAGTACCTCTTCACCCCACCTACTACTGCGTTCTCGAGTTCCTGGAAGTCAGACTCATCGCGTTCTGTAAATTGTCTCGCAAAGTCTTGCTTAGTCTTAGCGATCTGGATTCCATTAATCATAAACATCCTAGTGTCAATTAAGAGTTCTTTTTGAGCTAACCATAAATAACCAGTGTATTGATGATTCGGCTTAAGACGATTATAGAATTGAGTTCCTAGAGCTGCAGTAGTCTTGTGATCTGTCACTGCTACGATACCTGTCTGTTTGTTTTGTAATATTACATCAACTGTTCCGAAGTAGGTTATTTGTAGATCACTCGAGTCATACATAACGTGTGATGCCAGTCTCTCAACGTAAGGCAAGCCTTCCGAGTCACAGAGCACTTCCATTCCGTCATCTTTATATCGCTTAAAGTACTCTACTAGGATCTTAATTCCATTATCAATACTTCTCTTATCACTTGCTGGCGTGTCCTTAACTGGCTCCATTACCTCTGCGAATCCTTTGATTGCAGCGAAGAATACACTCCCTGGAGGAGGATCTAAGTGACCTAGTGCCACCTTAAGTCCATTATCGTTAGCATTAGTTGGGACTATTCTCTCAGCTGGGTCCGATAAGTACCAGACTTCCAGTGCCTTATGAATTGCAGATCCCATAATCAATGCGGGACTAGGCTCTGTGTTGCGATAGCCTTTTTCTAGCGAATAAAATGTCTTTCTGAGACAGGTATTAATTATGTCAAGAGATGAAAAATTGATCTTAACATAGGTCTTATTGTTTTTTTCCGAGACCGAAATCATCTCCTTCGGTGCCTCTTTCTTTGGTTGCGTCATAGCGTTCTCCTTTTACTGACTTATCCATTATATGAGTAATGAGGTTTAATTCTTCTTCAAACATCTTGTATTGCTCAGAGCTAGCAAAATGTGTAGTTTTATTTAGAAATTCTGCATTTATTATGGAAATTTTTAATAGCTTACAGCTTATGTGAAATAAATTTGTTACATCATTCTCATGTTGCGTTATGTGCTTTGACATAGCTTCCATTGCTTCCACTATCTCTTCTTGAATTGTGCCTGTCATTTTCTAACCTCTATCTTTCGGAGCTTCATTAAGTTCCATAGTTCTGTGAAAGTCTTTTCATATTCCTTTGCTAATACTCTTAACTCTTTCTCTCTTACATACTTAGGCGTTCTATTATTACGAACGATCGTTCTCTTTCCGAAAGAGATACTGACTCCTGGAACGGCTGAAGCAGTCTTTGTCTCAGGCATGACATAAAGTGATCGCACATGAGCAAAGAAATCTCCGTCCGAAGAGTCTTTCGGAGATACTCCTAATACTTCTCTAAAACTAAAAGCCATCATCTTCTCCTAGATACAACATGATCTTAGGAAGAGTCGGTGGACGTCCTTCTTTGACTGCGTTAAGAATCGCAGCACCACGCGCCACGTTCAAAGTCGAATCTTCGAGTAGCCTATCATCTACAATAAAAGACTTTTTACTATTCTTAACAAAGGTATGTGTTGTAAGAAGGAAGTCTATAACTTCCGCAAGAGAAGCCTTTCCCTCGACGTCACGTATCTCTTTTAGTTGCTCGAGATGTCTCTCTGCTACCTTCATCATCTTGCCGATAACTTTATGTTCCTTCTTTGGTCGTCCTCTTGTCTTTTTCTTAACTAATAGCTCACTCATAGGTTACTCCGTCAATTCCATTAATTGTCTTTGCTTCACACTGCAATACTCCATGCTTCTGATAGCATAGGTAGCTACTGGTTGCCATGCCTACGCAAGCTACAATTAGCAGTGTTATTAATACTCCTACTATACTGAAAAATATCTTTTCTACTGTTTGTTCCTTCATAACTTACTCCTTTTGTCTCTCTTATCGAGAGTTCCTGGTTTCTTTCTTCCAAATAATACTTGCATTAGGTGTAAGGCAAGGTCTGACACAGCCATAGATACAAATTTTTCTCCTGGCGTTGTCTCAAAATGATGATGATGTGCGTAGGTAACTTCCTTTCCGAACTCTGTCTTGTATAAGTGTGTGGCCACAGAGCCAATATACTCAAAGTCAGCAGGCTTTATGTGCTTCCCACAGGCCATTAAGTGCTTCTTTAAGTGTGAATCTCCAGGTAGCCTTTCATTTGTTATCTCAACGTCTATTCCTAGCTTATCTAATGCTTTCATTTCTTTTCCTTTCGTTTTAATTCTTGAGAGTCAAGATCCCTAATTTCCTCTAATAGCTCATCTCTGTTCATATCTCCGAGAGCTTCCATTGGAAAAACATACCTCTTGCCTAGTGGTGACATCAGATAGATTATTTTCTCTTGCTTATCTAATTTAGTTACGAACTCTATTGTCGTGTAACCAAGAGATGTGATCTTTCTATTAAATGCTGCGGAAACTTGGTACAGCTTTAATGGTCTCTTCCAAGTCTTCCAGTGCATTTTTAATTCATTCTGCATTGAGTTAGTAATTCGAGTCATCTTTGACTCTTTCTTTGCTTCTTCTTCCGTCATGTTGTCTCCCTCATCGTGTAGAGTAAAAATATAGCGATCACCATAATGATTAGCTTGGGAACCTGTGGCGCGTAGAATCCCAGCATTACTTTAATGACCTCGAACAAGTCACTTCTCGTGGCGATCTATTATCTGATTCTCTCGACGCCGTTCCGCGTCATCTTCCTCTCTAATATTCTCAGCTAACTCACAGATCTCTTCGCTGTAATTAGCCTCCAGGTAGCTCCTAACAGCTTCCTCTATCCATTGCCTACTTGGAGCTATGATTATAGTTTCAGGGATTCCTGCGCCATCCAGGGACCTCTGGACGCCATATGTAGAGACGATGCAAGTTCCGTCATCTTTCGGTTCTAGTTCATACTCTCCGTAGGCTAATATTTGAGCTGGCTCTATCCAGTTTTCGTCTACTAATAGTTTTACCGTGAATGAGTATTCCCGAAAATTGATCTGTATATCGGGTTCGTAATTATATGGCATGGTGTGTAACATAGCTGAAGACCCCCCTTCTGACGCGCTGCTCTTGGTGTTTTTCTCTAAAAGTCTGTTTTCAGCGAAAAGCATAAGACATAAATAATTGGCCTATTCTAGGCACTTACAAGATTTAGGTGCTATGCTTATCCGCAGACGTATTTCTAACCCTACCCACTATGGCAGTCACGGGAAAAGATTAGTTGGCACACTGTATATAGTCTTTTTTTTTTTTTTTTTTTCTACAACTAAACAACCAGACCCCCCCCCTTACAAGCTACCTTCAAACAATGCAGTGTAGATAAGCATAGAACGAAAAGATTGTAAGTGACTGAAAGTGCAGTAAAAATAATTGCACTATGCTTTTCCTCTAGATTGCTATTTTCACGATAACAGTGCGTCATTTGTCTCTATTCTGCAGCGCGTCTCTAATGGCACTACGAGTTATTTCGCTTATGTTTAGGTCAAATGACCTAGCTGCAGCGAGTAATTGCTTAGGAAGGTATATGTTGACCCTAGAGGACGTATCTCCGAAGTCGAGTTCAATCTCTTGGAAGTGTGCTGAGGACTCGTCACAGCATCCTGGAGCGTCCTCTGCCTTGTGTGTTAGGCAATATGGACAAATTAGTATAGTCATAGCTCTAAGTCCTGTGCTGGCCGTTCTCCGAAGCCACAGACGATGTTACTTCCTGTCGCTGTGAAATAGGCATAGCAAGTATTGTTACCAAATTGACACTCTGTGACGTGCTCCTTGTGATCTTGAAAGACTCTAACGCAAGCTTGATTGCTTTCTCTTAGTCTTCCGTCTGTATTTCTTAACGCATCTGCTTTAGTACAACTTAAGCCAGCTAATGCTAGTGTTATTATAACGCTGTGTTTCATTATTTCATTCCTTTCGCTACTTCTAGCTCGTAAGAGTTAAAATATTTTAGGATAGCTAAGAGTTCAGTAATTGCTACCTTTAGTTCAGCCCTAGTCATTGAGCTTTCGATCTCCCAAAAGTCTAGTATTATACTTGTTCGGAGATCGTCTGCCTTTTCTTCTTCTGTCATGACTCAGTAATAGTCCGCGCACTTTCTTCTAGAGCGAACCAAGAGAGAGCATTTTGCACTGCTATTGAGTCGTCTGTGTCCTCATAGATTGCAGCCATGACTTGTGTCGGTGTTAGCTTTAAATCCCTAAGACACACAAAGCTTGCGATCATAGCTAGCATATCTTCGCCAAGTGCCTCGGCCATTTCTTGCGTTGCGGCTAAAATCTCTACTTTATTCTTATCAAAAAAGCTTAGAGTATCGGAATAGTAAGTGAAACCACTAGATCCTCCGTCAGCGCCATGATCAGCAATGTCTTTAAGTGACTCTAGACATTCTGCGTTAACTTCTTCATATCCTAGTTGTTCTATTACTTTTGTTTGTAATCCTGTCAATTCTTGCATTATTTCTCCTATGTCATTTGTTGTATTATTCTATTATTGCGTAATTTTGTGCTAATCTCTTCTACTTGTGCTTCTAACTCTGCCTTCTCTTCTTCCCATTTCTCTAAAAACTCTTCCTCGTGTTTCTCTACTTCGTCTTCTATTTCTTGCTCTACTCTGACTTTTAAATCTTCCGTATCAATGGCCATGATGAAAGCCTTTAGTGCTTCGTTAGCTCCCACATAGCTATAACGTACCTTTTCTTTTAATCCGTCTAAATCTTCGCAGAGTTCCTTTAGTGTTTCGCTAGTCATGTGTGTATCGACCAGTTAGGGAAGTTTTGCGGATCAATTTGGACAGCAAATGTCTGCTCAAAGCCATGCAAAATCATGCCTCCATTATATACGCAGCGACCATCGTCATTTAGTACGCCCCAAGCAAAACTATGCTTTACAAAATCGGGAGTCATAATCAATTTTGACTCTTTTCCCCTAGCATAATTTCTTTTGATTCTGTTAATGCTAGTCAATGAGCGACGAAAACTTTGCTTAGACTTGCCTCCTAATTTCTTTGCCATTGCTAGTGCACTTCTAAAGTGCTCTTTGTCTCTTATTTCTACCATACTAGTGACTCCTTACCCTTGCCAATATTGGCTTGTTTAATGTGCGACAAATTAACCTCTTGTTCCAACCATTGTGTGCGCATTTCATATTAAACATCATGACAGCCCTAGAAAACTCAGCAGCATTAAACTGCATTACAGTCTTGTAACTCTGTTTTCCTTTGCTTTCTTGTAGCTCTATGACGCTAGTGTGGTGAAAGGCAATTTTTTTCTTGTTTAGTTCATAATGATAGAAATCTACCATTGTCTTAGACTCCTCTGATATATTGTTGTTCTTGCTCTAAAATTGCAGCAGCTACCTTTTCAGCAGCTAGTAAGTCAAAGCCTTGCCTTTCAATAATAAACATTAAGTTTTGCTTTATTGTCTTATTGTCCATTCCAAAGTCTATATAATCTCTTGCATCTTTGCGTAGACTTTTAAGAAAGGCATTTTTTTGCTCTAGCGTCATATTTCCTCTAAGTAGCTAGTAATAAGACTATAGAAAGCTGCCGTTAACTTTTCTCTTTTCTTATCGCTTATATTTTTATCTTTTACTTTTTCCAGTAGCAGAGACATGACTACCTCAACTTCTGACTTAGTTAGACTTAAATAGATATTATTTTCCATAGTAACTCCTAAAAGCTAATACGCTCACTTGCGTACTAGCTTCAAATTTCCTTTTGATTTCACTAAATTGCACTTATAAACTTGCGTATTACCATCAATGTAAATTACATCAGCGGTGCGCTTCGCGTCATAATAAGGCTTGCCTATGTAATAGCCTGTAAATGCTATTGCCAGTAGACCTGCTATTGCAGTTGTTTTATTCATGTTTAACTCCTGTTTTAATACGCATATAATGCGCATTAAAGTAAGAGTCAACCGTGACTCAAGCTATATTTAAAACTAAATAGCTGAAAGCAGCAAAAATTGCTATTGTATAAACTGCTATCATCCATTCAAATATGATTTTCGATATGAATCTCATAATTAACTCCTTTTTAGGTCTTAAATTAAAGCTCACTTTCGCAAGCTCTAAATTAAGCTCTAAATGCCCGCCTTGACTAAGTAATCACTTAGCAGCTGCAGATTTTGGTAATCTAAGCTGCAGATTAACTTCGCTGGGTCACTATCGAAGCTTCTATATTTGCTCCATAAATGCCCGCCCATTTCCTCACCGAAAGCAGCTTTAAAGTTGTCAGCATGAAAGCAATAAATTTGCCTTAATGCCTCTTGAAATCTCTTAAGGTCCATTTTAGACTCCTAACTTGCTTTCAAGCTCTTTAATTACCATTTCAGCAATGTTAGGATAGTGGATCAATGGCACTTTACCGTCAGTAGTTAGGTCAGCATCAAGCTCATCAAAAAAGCTGTTCTGCTTCGCTGTGTCAAGCAGCAAGAGCGCAAAAGTCAGAGTCTGACGATCAAGCTCTATCCGCATCTTTTTGCGCATATTAACTCCTAGGTTTAGTGGTTCGACTCAATATACGTTCTGCTGGGCTAGTCTTACCGCGTTATTCAATTAATATTGTTATACGCACAAGATACGCATAGCGCAATTTAATTAACGCACAATGTAATCATTTCCTAAAAGTATCAAAAAGCTTCTGATCCTGCGCACTTAGCAGATCGTCAGTTGTCTGCTCTAGTGGGAGCTTCTGGTGACAATAGGGGCACTTCTTAGCCTTCGTAGCATAGGCTAGAGCAGCATTAAGAAGGGAAGGGATGTCAAGACCTAGACGGCGGGCACGAGTTAGAAGGAGCTTACTGCAAGCAAAACCATAAATCTTCTTAACTGCGTATCCTACATTTTTATGATTCATATATAAGTCAAGCCCTTCTAAGAATCTTTGTAATGATTATAATGTCAAGCGTCAATTCACTATCCTGTAATCATTACAATCGTTGTGAAGTATTTACATGGTATTTTTGCCCATAATTCTATTGTATTCTTTGCAAAGAAAAGTAAGTTTTACAAGAAATAAATACCATATAATAGATATAGGGTCTTGAAGTTAATTCAGTAAGCATTGAAAGAGTTACAATGAGGTATGTAATGTATGCAATAGGGGCAGAGGAATGTTAGTGTGTTAAAATTACACTCACAATGAACAAATTACAAGGAAAATCGTCTGTGTTTGCGGTGCGTTAGCTCATGTGTGTCATAATTACACTAAAGCCAGGTAACTCTTTCATACCCGTGCACTTATTACACTACCCCCATGTAATTATTTCAAAAAACCCCCTGGTTACGCATACATAGGCTGTGTCTGACCCTGTGCGTAGGCTATAGCATTTTCTAGAAATCTAATGTGTTTCTCAATATAACACGGTGCAGCATAATTACTCTAAGTACAGGTACCGTAATTCATTGACACTCAGATCAAACAGGCACCATGTCATTCGATTTCACGAGTAATAACAGATACTTAACTTTTTACACTGCGTTAAGTCATTTTTCGTAATTTTTCACTTTTTTAGAGCCACATTTAACTGTATATACACTATAGAATATAGATTTGACACAATGCGTCTAGAAAACTCTTGTTGTGTTACTATGGGCGTTGTAATTACTTTATACCTTAAAGTTATTGCAGGAGTTCTAATGTCCAAATATTTCAAGCCAGAATACGCAGAAGACGGAAGCTCACTTCCCGAGGAAGCTCCAGACGAAACCATAGAGAAACTCAGAAATAATCAAAGAACCATCGCTTACATGGCTGCAGTAGGAACTCCCCCTGTTGAGATCGCCGAAACTATGGGAATGTCGAAAGAGAACATATATAGGACGTTGAATCTTCCTAAAGTAGTTAAAGAGATCAAAAACATTCAAGATAGGCACTTCGGGAAGCAATTTCAGAAATACTTCGAAGCTATGATGCCTAAGACTCTAGATATAGCAGAGGAAATGCTAGACGATGGAGAGGAAAAGAGTAATATCAAACTCGAGCTAATGAAGACAATCTGGGATCGCACTCTCGGTAAGTCGAAGCAAGTGACAGAAATTCAAGGAAGTATCTTAGGTGACGTAATAGGCCAGCTAGACGAAATGTTAGCTCGTAATGTAACTCCTCTGGACGAACCTAAAGATAAAATGGATAATTTCTTAGACGACTTTATTCCTGATAAGGCTATAGTAGGAAAGAGGGGCACTGATGGCGAAAAAAGCAAAGACGAAGACTAAGCAAAAAGAGTTCGTTCCTTTTGCGTGGAAATTGAAGGTTTCGGGAGCCCCGAACACAGTCAGTAAGAATAAAGAAGTGGTAAAGAAGCTCAATAAGCAAACTGGCGTTAAGCCTACCAAAGAATTTGTCAGCGAGGCCAAGAAACATAGAGAGAGCCTCTTCAAGAAAAAATAGGAGACTAGAAATGTCAGAAAAACGTAAAATACAAGAATCGCTCTCGGAACGCTCTCACGGTGCATACCCGACAGCATCTCCAGTTGGAGACGGAAAATGGGCACAAGACGTAAAGTCTCATGGCTCTGTTACTTCAGCAGGAACAGACGCAGTTGACTCTTTTGATGCAGCGAACAATGAAATTACGGCCGCAGCTCACATAGCTCTCGCAGGTAACACACTACGATTTACTTCTGGCGCTCTCGCAGGTCGAGAGTTCTCAGTCTACTCAGTAACTACAAATACAATTAAGTTAGCGGAAGATTTATCTCCTGCACCATCCGCAGCAGATGCTTTTGATATACTCGCTCCAATTACGCAGACATTGAGTTCGACTGGTGGAGTAAGCTCAGTTAATACTTTCTTGCGTGACGGTTCGAATCAGGTAGTTACCGAAGATACGGTGACTCCCGCAAACAATAGGCCACTTCCAGTTAAGCTAGTCAGTACTACTGGTGACATTACAATTACAGCAGACAATATAGATGTTCAATTAGAGCATACGGGAGCAACGCCAGATTCAGTGAGAATCGGAGATGGAACAAATCTCGCTGCAGTAAGCGCAGCATTAGATTTGCAGACAGAAGATTCTCTGGGAAATGCGCTACTCACTACGATTGACGCGGACACAAGTAATTTAGATGTCGCACTAAGTACAGTAGCTACGCAAGCTACCCTTTCTGCAATGAACGCTAAGTTTGTTACTGGCACAGACATTGGTGACGTAACTGTAAATAATGCAGCAGGTGCAGGTGCAGTCAATATTCAAGATGGTGGAAACATAATCTCAGTAGACGATGCTGGCTCGACTCTTAGTATTGATGATGGAGCTGGAACTATAACGGTCGATGATGGAGGACTAACACTCTCAGTAGACGATGGAGCAGGTAGTCTCACGGTAGACGGAACAGTAACTATTATTGATGGTGGTGGAAGTATCTCAGTCGATGACGGAGGAACTCCTCTTGCTGTCTCAGCTACAGATTTAGATGTTCGTGACCTAACTCATGTCTCTGACTCTGTGAGAATTGGAGACGGAACAGAATTAGCTAATGTTAGCGTAGCAAATGAACTTCAAGTATTAGACTCTGGAGCAAACACACTACTCGGAACAATAGACGCAGATACGTCAGCATTAGCTGGCACAGTCAGTGGAAGTGAACTTCAAGTTGACATAGTAGCGCCACTGCCAGCAGGAACAAATAATATAGGTGACGTAGACGTTGCGAGTTCCGCGCTTCCTACTGGAGCAGCGACAGAAGCTACATTACTAACAATTGATGCAGATACAGGAAGCATAGCTACTGACGCAGGCACTATTGCTGGCGCTGTCTCAGGAACGGAAATGCAAGTAGATGTTGTAGCTCCACTACCTGCGGGAACTAACACGATAGGTAACGTAAACTTAAATCAGCTCGACGTAGTTGACTTTCTGGATACTCCATTACTTGACGCTAACGTAAGTAATCTTCCTGGAAGTGCGGCAGCTCCCACTACTTTTGTAGCTTCTTTGGCAGCAGATGTTAGTGCAATACAAGTATTTGATACGACAGGAGACTTCTTTGGGATATATTCAGATCCATTAAGTGTTGGTCCTGGAATTGCGCTAGAAGCAATCGTAGGACCGGGCTCTAACGAAACCGTGCCCGTAACGATTCCTTCAGGAACAGTATTAGGATTACGCTCGATGACTACCACAGCAATTAGCTTAGGTAATATCACAATGAACTTCCTCGGCTAAGAGGAACTAGCTAAGGAGCTATTTTATGTCAGCAGTAATTTTTAAAGGGAATAAGGTTGCGTCATTAAAAGACAATATCCAAATAGGTAAGGATGACTCTTCCGCTCCATTATTACTTAACTCAGCTACCGATCCAACAACGTCAGCTACTTCAGCTAATCCTGGATCCACATTAATTAATACTACGACAGGGAGGAGCTACAAGAAGCTTGACTCTGGATCGTCAACTGGCTGGGAGCAAGTAAATAATGGTAAGTTTAATTACGCTATTAATCCTAGCGCCGACACTGACGCAAGTGATACTGGATCGTCTGCTAACGTCACTGTAACTAGGCAGACTTCATCACCACACAGAGGAATATCCTCGTACGATGTTGTGGTAACTACCTCAGCAATCGCTGGGAACTATGGGGAAATTAATTTACTTCCCACAGAAGCACAAGATCTTGGAAAGCGTGTTCATGTTAATTTTGATTATTCCGAATCTAATTTAGTTAATGGAGACATAGAAATTGTTATACGAGATGTAACTGCGGGAGTTAATATACCAGTTACTTCGATGTCTTCTGACTTAGGTGTTCTGTTACCTACAGGTGGCCTCACAAATAGAACTAAATTTACTGGGTCATTTGAGTTTGATCCAACGAACATAGATTATAAGCTAAGAGTTTACGTGGAGTTTCCTCCTGCAGCCACAACGACAATAAGAATGAGTAGTATTGAGGTGGCTCCTGATGTAGTAGTTCCTGGCTCTATCATTACACCCTGGAATGAATACGTGCCGACATTTACGTTTGGTCCTACAGGCGGACTCTCACAAATAGAAGGTAGGTTTCGAAGAGTAGGTGATTCTGTTGAGTGCATGATTAAAGCTAGGAAAGAAACTACAGGTACTGGGGGCTCCGTAATTACAGTATCAATTCCTCCAGGACTAACAATAGACACAGATAAGATCACGGGCACTGGCTCCGCTGAGCAAGTCTTTGGTAATTTCATAATGAACGCTTCCGCAGAAGAAGGAACGACAATTTACTCTACGACAACAACCATAGCCTTTTATGACACTACTGGATTTATAGTAGCGACAGACTGGGGAGATCAGGAAGAACTTGCAGCAAGATTTACTGTTCCGATCGTCGGCTGGTCTGCAGGTGCAATGCTTTCAACAACTGAGTCTTTCTTTAATACTGCTTTAGTGGATGCTAGAAATAATGCAGCAGAAGTAATTACAGCTAGTGTTACAGACATTCCATTTATTGAAGTGTCAGACAATACAAGTTCGTTTGATGGCACGACTTTTACCGCGCCAAAGACAGGAGACTATTTTTTTAATGGCTGTGTTCAAATGTCAACAAGTCCCGTCGCAGTTATAATATCTTATGTTAATACTGTTGCTGATAAAGTTATAGGACAAGGTGACGGTACGGCTACACTGATACCATTTTCAGGCCATGCTAAGTTAATTAAAGGTGACGATTTAACGATTAGGTCTAACCTTGGATTTACACTAGCGGTAACGGCGGTTAATCACACATGGGCTATCAGTGAGCAACCTGACTTTTCGATCTTTGCCCTTTATGGAACGCAAGAGTACTTAGAAACTATGCTCTCTACTAACTTCACTACCGTAGGCACATTAGCTGCCAATACTTACGTGGACGTCACAGGAGTAAGTATCTCTTTAAGTCCTGGTTTGTGGGATCTAGGATATAGCTCTCATTTGTCTATGCAAAAGCTAGGTGGAGCAGGAGCAATGATTGGACAAATTGCAATAACTGACTCTAGTAACGTTGTAGACAGTGCTTCGGTTTCATCTATAAATCAAGCCTCCGTCGCCAATACTGGCTCCATAGGTTCTCAGGTATCTGGAGTAATTCGACGAACAGTAACAGACACAGAAACTTTTAAGCTAAGAGTTAGGAAAGATCTTGGCTCAGGTTTAGGAGATGTCTCTGTTAGAGGTACTAGCTGGAATGGGACACTAAGTAATCCAGATTCAACTACAATCTTATGGGCAAGGAGAATAAGCTAATGAGACAAGCATACGTAATAGACACTGGTGGTGAGAATTATATTATAATGATTACGGGTGGTTTTGTTCCTATAGGAAGCATCGGTCCTTCTCCACTAGACAATGGAGTGCAAGTTACAGACATTGACTATCTTGACATCTTAGATGTTGACGATGGCTTCGGTAACTTAATCAAGACTCCTATTTTGAATCCAACTAAGAAAGCAGACAAGCAAGCAGCGAATCAAGCTAAGCAAGATGCGAAAGATGCAGCACATGATGCAGATAAAGCTAAGAGAGATAATCTTAAAGCATTAAAAAATAACGATCTTAACTCTTTGCCTAAACTAAGAGACGCCTTGATTGAAGTAATGGAAGTACTAGGACTTAGATGAATCACTTAGAGAACTATGTTAGGTACAAAAATGACGCGTGGGCTTTCATAACGGAGTGTGTGTTTACGTTAGATCAAGTAGACAAGCATAATCCCATTAAGAGATTCCCTAATCGTGAGTATCTGAAACTACTGTGCAAGACTTGGCAGAAGTACCCACTCTTCGCAGTTCCTAAGTCTCGACGAATGACTGTCTCTTGGACTTTCATATCACTGTATCTCTGGGATACGATATTTAATAAAGGTAGATTTCAAGCTTTTGTTAGTAAGAAGGAAGATGATGCTCATGAGTTAGTGCAGAGAGCGAAGTTCATACTGGATCATATTGACGAAGATAAACTTCCTAGAGATCTAATTCCACAATATAAAGATAAGTATTGTACGCTAGAATTTCCAGAGATTAATTCTGTCATTAGAGGTTTCCCGCAAGGAGCCGATCAGCTAAGACAGTTTACCTTCTCTGGAATCTTAGGTGATGAGTGTGCTTTCTGGGAACACGCACAGAAATTCTACTCTGCCTCCTTTCCTACGATTGACGGTGGTGGAAGAATGAGTCTTGTCTCCTCTCCCGCTCCTGGCTTCTTTAAGAGACTCTGTTACGATAGGATGGATTCTGTGATCGCTGACGAGATTGCAGAACACGTCGCTGACTTCAAGACACCTATGGAAGGTGTTAAGATGTGGTACAACAATAAGAATAGATTTGCAGTAATGGAATTACACTATAAAGCGGATCCAAAAAAGAGAAGTGACGAGTATAGAGAGTCAATTAAAAACTCTATGCCATTAATAGAATACTTGAGAGAGTATGAACTTTCTTGGGATACCTTTGAAGGCTTTCCAGTCTTCCCAGAATTTCTTCCAATACATAAGATAACGGAAGAGCCTACTCCTCAGCCAGGACTTCCAATGCTAATTGGCTTTGACTTCGGTCTGACTCCTGCAGCAGTAGTGGGGCAACTTCAAGGAGACCAGCTAGTAATCTTCAAAGAGTTCGTAGAAGTTAATAAGGCTGCTGATGTTTTTATTCCAGAAGTAATAAGCAAACTTAGAATGTACTATCCAGAGTATTCTGATCTTCGTAAGAATTGGCTGTGTTATGGTGATCCTAGTGGTACGTTTAGAAAAGATACAGACGCTAATACTTGCTTTAGAATTTTACATGAGAATGGCTTTAACCCGCAGCCAGGTCCCGTGACTTGGGAAGCAAGGCGAAGTAACGTAGTTTACTTTCTACAGAAGCTAGGAAAGGAAGGACCAGCATTTCAGATTTATGTTCCTGACTGCCCTACGCTAGTTAAAGGTTTTGAAGGTGGTTATAGATTTCCAGATAGAGCAGGAGAGATAGAGCCTAGTAAGTTACGACCAATTAAAGATCACTTCTCTCACGCACACGATGCCTACCAGTATCTTGCTAGTGGTGTGAGAGCTATTTCAGGCAGAACAAGTGTATCAATACCGAGACCAAGATATGCTTCAGGCTTTATGCAAAAGGATGAGTTATGGCAACAGATGCAAAAAATCAGGAAGTTATAAAAGCTTTATCTAACTATCGTAAAGAGAGTGAGCAAGCGAAGCATATCAGAATGGCAAAGAATAAGATGAACTTTGAGGCGTATCATCTTCGTCAAGATTACTCTCATAAGAAGGAAGGACAGTCTGCGGAGTTCTTGCCTAAGCAAAGTATGGCCGTCGAACAGATCTCTAATTTCATCCAACAAGGACTGGTAGACATAGGTGACTGGTTCAGAGTGGATCCTGAAGAAGGAGTCAGCGATGATATGCTTAAGATTAAATCTGGAGAGATACAACGAATCTTAAATCGTCAGCTAGAGTCAATTAACTTTCTAAAGCTTGTTGGTGATTCAGTAAAGCTAGGACTTCTAGGAAGCTTAATGATAGCGAAAGTTACAGGGAAGATGGTTCCAGCTCCTCGCTTCGAGACTAAAGAAAGTCTCAAAGATAATACGTACTCTACTAAGTTAATAAGAGTAGAGGATCAGATGTGGCAATTACAAATAGATCTAGTAAGGCAGGAAGATTTCTTTCCAGATCCCACAGGTCGCGGACTCTATGAGATGCAAGACATCTACATGGACTTTCATGAAATAGAAAAGTTAAGTAAAGGTAAGGATGCAATCTACGATCCTGCGCAAGTTAAACTCCTAAAGTCTAGACAAGGAAATCAGAGTCTTGACGATAAGTTTGAGAAGAGTAGAGAGACAGGACAAAATTCTACGAACTCAGGTTACAGGAATCAAGTTAAGGTTACTGAGATTTGGGGAACGATACTAGGAGACAGGGGAGAAATACTTCATGAGAATATTGTAACTACGATAGCTGACGATGCTTGGGTAATTCAAAAGCCTACTCCTAATCCCTTCTGGCATAAAGAGAGTCCTTTTGTGGTAGCACCGATAATGTCAGTTCCTCACTCAGTCTGGGGAAAGGCATTAATGGACGCTCCTACGATGCTAAATAAAGCAATCAATGAACTATTTAATCTAACCTTAGATGGTGGATTAATGTCAGTTCATGGAATTAAACAAATTAGAGAGAGCTGGTTAGATGATCCTGCGCAAGTGGAAAATGGAATCTTTCCTGGTGACACACTACGAATGAACAATACGGCTCCTCCAGGTGCGAAAGTACTAGAGAGAGTAGACACTGCGACAGTACCAGCTGACGGACTTAATGTACTCAATGTAATCTCACAAGAGTTTAATGCGTCAGCACTTACGAATGACCTAAGACAAGGTGTTCAAAGTTTCAGGCAAGTTAAAGCGACAGAGGTAATTGAAGCTAGTCAGAGTATTACTTCAATGTTTACTGGAATGGCTAAGCAAATTGAGTCTTCTTACCTGAGTAAGTTACTCGAGAAGAGCTGGAAGGTTATAGCGCAGCATATTACTGACTTAAATACTGAAAAGACGAAAGCATTAATCGGAAGACAAAGAGGAGAAGCTATACAAGCTTTGAGTAATGAGGAGCTATTCGCTGAGACAGTGAGTGCCTGCCTGTTTAGAGTCTTTGGAGTTAGTGCGACATTGAATAAGCAAAGGGACTTTACGAAGATTCAAGCTTTGCTGCAAACAGTCGCTAGCTCAGAAATACTACTTGAAGAGTATGCAAAGAAATATGATTTCGGTAAGCTTCTCACTGAAGTAATGAAGAGTCTCGATATTGACACCTATAAGCTACAAGCTGACGAAAGGGGTCCTGATACGAGTGCTGTAGAGAACTTGCAAGAAACAGGTAATGAACAGAGTCAAATTCCGCAAGCTGGTGCTGCGGGTAATCAAGGAGATCTAACAAGTGAAGGACAGATTCCACAGGCCGAATTTCCTGCAAGCTCTGCGACAGGAGCCGCAGGGGTGCAAGGTACTTAAAGTTCCATTTCATCCCGAAACTCATGCCTCGATTGTAGCTGCCTTTGATAATGGTAATGGCGTGGAAGAGATAGCAGGATTCTTTAAAACAGAAGGTTGGATCATTAAGAGGATAATTAAGAAATATAAGAAACACATAGCGTACGCAGGAGTATGAAGTGAACGTAGAGAAATTAGTAGAGCAGATGAATGATGGCAGGTTGATTAACGCCACGGAAGGGCTCTTCGTTCCAATGTTCAAACAGCACTGCGAAGATCTTATAGCTAAGTTATGTATTGAATTTCGAGCTGGAGGAACAAACTTCCTGCCTCTCGTAGCACAATTAAGCTATATTAGGGATCTTGTAGATGAATTAGAGAGAAAGAAGACTAAAGGAAATGCAGCCTACAAGAAACTTAATCAAGGAGACAACTAGATGGGACTAGCAGAAGAATTAAAACAAGCAAAACCAGGAGCGCCAGCAGTAGCTGCGCCAGTGGAAGTAGTACCGCCTACGGTGGAAGAGCAAATGGCACAAGGGATGCCAAAGCAAGCTGACTTAGTTGAGCAAGTAACTCAAGCTAAGCCAGGAGCAGAAGTACCTAAAGAGACTAAAATTACGATTGGTGACAAAGAATTCACTAACCAATCTGACGCCATAAAGTACGCGCAAGACATTGAAAGACAGAGAATTGTCGGTGAAGCGTACAAAAAAGGCATAATTGACGCACAGCCAAAAGACCAGAAAGATGCTCCAATTGCAGTCGAAGAACAGATCCAAGATATGTTATTTGAGAATCCAGCAGAGGCATTAAAGATATACCGAGCTGAGATAGAAAAACAAATAACGTCTAAAATTAATGATACGCAGACTAGGCAAGGGCAAGAAAAGGATATGTGGTCTAACTTCTATGAGAGCAATCAAGACCTGTCTAACCATAAGGACCTAGTGGAATTTGTGCTAGAGAAGAGCTGGAATGACGTAGCTCATATCGACCTAGAGAAAGGTCTAAAGCTATTAGCCGAAAATGCACGTGGTATCCTTTCTGGGTATAAAGAGGAAGCTATTCCGAGACAGGAATTAGAAAGTAAGCCTGCAATTGTACCTGGAGCTGGTGGAGCACCTGCTGCCCCTGTTGAGGAAGCACCGCAGAAAGATCTTGATTTTATTACACAAGTCAAGAAACATAGAAGTCGGACGCTAGGCGAAGAGATGACTCGCTTAGGGATTAAGAAATAATCTAGGAGGAGGTTGAAACATGGGTTTTCAATGGACTTTTGACGCACCTACAGGTGTGTTTAAGAATCACGACATGAGTGCAAGATTACGCGTCGCGGCAATCGCTGAGACGAAGTTTATGCAATTCGTACGCCCTGAGCCTGGCTACGGAAAGAAGATGGGTGAGAGTATCACCATCACAAGGCTTTCGAATATCACTGAACCTACTGACGGCAGACTTTCGGAGAATCAACGTATTCCCGAAGACGAGTTAGTACTCAGTACAATCGCTGTGACTGTTAGTGAGTGGGGCCGTTCTGTTCCTTACACTAGCTTGTCAGAAGATCTTGGCTCGTTTGACATGGAAAACATGATTCAACGTAAGCTGAGAGATCAAATGGCATTAGTTTTGGACAAAGCTGCCGCTGCTGCATTTAAGCTAGCGCAAGTTAAGGCCATTCCTGATGGTGTTGCAAGTATCGTTTTCGATACTGACGGAACGCCGAGCACAAGTGCCACAGTGAATATGAACGTGTATCACGTTGAGCAGATCAGAGACTATATGTTCTCTACTTTGCTTGTGCCACCTATGGAAGGCGATGACTATATTGGTCTAGTTTCCACGAAGGCAAAACGCGGTATTATCAGCGATCCTGCCTGGGAAACTTGGCACAAGTACACTGATCCTGCGAGTAAGTTTAACTCGGAGATTGGTCGTCTTGAGAACATTCGGTTCATAGAGATCAATAACGCAAATGCTCTGTCTGGTGCTTTAGGTGCTGGTGGAGTGCTGGGCGAGGCTGTCATATTCGGTGAAGACGCCGTGACTATGGCTGTAGCTGAAGATCCTGAATTGCGAGCTGAGATTCCTAAAGACTTCGGACGTTTACGCTCCGTGGCTTGGTATGGAATACTTGAGTTCGGTATTATCTGGGATACTGCTAACGCAGGTGAAGCTAAAATCGTTCACGTAACGTCGTCTTAATAGGGAGGATTGGAATATGTCTTACGGTGAAGAATTATTAGAAGGTTCCCTAATTCCATTAGGATCTTCTGTTCTCGATGCTGATGACTTAAGTGCTGCCGCTGTTCATGGTGAATATTTGGCATTACAACGAGTTAGCGTTAAGAGATTAATGTTTTATGTCAGTGTGGTTACTGTTGGTGCCAGCACTGTCGAGTTTAATCGTCGTCCACTAGCAGGCTCTGCCGCTGGTGAGGTTGCGATAGGCTCTCTTATTATTCCTGCAGCTACTGCCGCTGGAAGCATACTCTACAAGGATATTGATCCTGTAGAATTTCAGGCTGGCGACGGCTTGTCATTTGAAGTGACAGCAGCTGCTACTTCAGGTAATGGATTATACGGCTTTGCCGCTGATCTAATGCCTGAGTACGCTGCTAACGAAGGTGACATGATCGCATCTGCATAAGTATAATGGGGCTGGGCAACTGGCCCCTTTATTTTCCAACAAAGAGGAGACAACATGAAGAGTTTTGATTACAAGACGCACTTGAGAAATAAGAAGGGTAAGGTTTATGCTGTTCAGCCTTACAAGATGTACGTTAATAAGAATGGAACTAAGTTTGAACGCCCACCTAATAGTGGTATTTTCTTCAATGCTGACGGAAGTCCTATGGAGAAACAAGAATCTAAAATTAATCCTGAAATTAAGCCAATGAAAGTAGTAGAGCCTATTTTAGATAAAGTTAAGATACAGGCTAAACAAGCTGAAATTAAATCTAAAGTTAAAGTAGAGGTTAAGGGTGAGATTAAAAAATGATCGCCGTAACTTCTCTGTAGCTCCAGTCACGCCAGCAGCTTACGGCTCTGGCGATGCCATTGGAGTTTTACAGAGCCTTGCAGGTGCTGTCTCAGGCAGTAAGCAGTCAGGGACTCTTGAGAATCTTGTTGTAGTTGACATAGATAACCAGAGTGCTCCGATTGACGTTTTCCTTTTTCAATCTTCTGTTACTGGAGGAGTAGATAATGCTGCTTATGCTCCAAGTGATGCAGAGATCTTAGAGTGTGTGGGCGTAGTTGAAGTGGATGCCTTAGATTACATAACTGTAGGGGCTAGTTCAGTCGCTACAATACCTGTGGATCTTGGCTTCCAATTAGACAGTAGTACGACTGTTTACGCTCAGATTGTTTCTAGAGGAACTCCTACCTACGGTGCTGCTAACTCTTTGAGGTTTAATTTTGTAATATCCGCAGACTAGGGAGGTAAGATGTCAGAAGACGGAATTAAGACTATTACCTCTAGCTCTGCACAGAGTACTGACGACAATTGGACTGACGTTACAGGTACTGATTTCGGTACAGATCCCAATAAAAAAAGATTGCTCGATGTTGCCATTAAAGAAGGTAGCGTTAGCTCTACTCCTGCAGGTCTTACGACTGGTGGCTTAATAACTGTCGTCGCACTTAATGCTGTGACATGGACAGCCCTGCCCGCTACACCTCTCGTAGGACGTAATGGAATAGGAATACAGAATGAGTCAGGAACAGCGTTGAAGCTTAACTTCGCTACTCCTGGAGGATACATAGGTTGGACCATTGCAGATGGTGGTGAGTTCTTCGTAGACATAACAGAGTCTATATTGATCTTTGCTAAGGCTGCTATTGGCACTCCTAGTGTGACAATAATGGAGATTGCGTAATGGCATTTGTTGGCTCTTCAACATTATCTTCAGCAAAAGTTGTAACAACTACAGTTTATAATGTATCATTAGGTACTGTTGATACCGAGCAATCTCAAGTACTACCATCGTCCATAGTTGGATACATGATTAGGACTAGAGGTGGTAGTGAGTTAAAGTTAGCTCATGTGGCTACTGAGAGTGGTTCTAAGTATATTACTGTACCTAGAAAAGCTACTTTTGAAGACAGCCATTCATACAGCGGTTTAACTTTGTATTTTCAATCTCCGCAGACAGGTGATGTGGTGGAGATCATAGCTTGGCAAATCTAATCAGGGAGGATTAAGATGGGAATAAATTTAGACGAAATGGATGACACGTTAGTAGTATCGGCTACTGACTTAGATATTAGGGATCTAAGCCATACTACAGATTCTGTAGAGATTGGTGATGGCACTGATACTCTAGCAATTAATGGTGATGGTAGCATTAACGTTAGTTTTAGTGTTGTAACTGCCGATGATTCTGCAGATGCTGGCAACCCTTTAAAGATTGGTGGTCGTGGAGTGAGTGGAGCATTAACTGCTTTATCTGCTTCTAATGATCGTTATGATCTATTGGGTGACTTGTACCGTAGAACTTATGTGAACGATTCTGCAAATATTGCAATTAAGAGTACAGCGGAGACTCTTTCTACTACTGTAGGAGAAATTGTTGCAACCCCTTTAGCTGGGCGACGTTTTGTTACTATTCAAAACGAGGGTTCTGTAGATGTTTATGTTGGTGCTGCTGCAATAACTACTGCAACAGGAATGAAGATTTCTAAAAGATCTTCTGCTGAGTTTATGTGGGGCGAGGACATTGATATTTTCATGATCGCTTCTTCAGGAACGCCTGATGTAAGGGTATTAGAGAGTGCTTAATGTTTGAGGAAAAAGATAAGGTATATATCTTATCATTAAAGAAGATTATTAACGAAGGGGACTTTCTGCTTAAAGGGCGGTCAGTCCTCGGGTTTGTTACAATTCTGAAATGGCTAGAGGATCTAGAAAAAAAGATTCATAATGACCTAGAACCGAAGAAGAAAGGTAAGAAGTAGTGCCTATTAATTTAGATGAAGCTGATAATGTCTATTGTGTTGTTCATGAGATATGTTCCGACATATTAGTAATGACTGGCTACTCATGTTTTCATTCTAATACAATAATACCAGATGGTTTCACTGTAGAGATTCAGGCTGGTGGAGAATTTATAATCATAGGAACTGGAGGATAGATGGCTAAATTAACTTTTGAAGAGGTTGCATCTGTTCCAACTCCTGCAACTGGTAAGACTTCGATTTATGTAGATTCAGCAGACAGTCATGTTAAGCAAATTGATGATACAGGTACTGTGATTGATTTGGTTGACGCTCCAGCGCATACCCATACTCACGCGAGTACCACGGGGCAGGGTACTGACGATCATCACGCAAGAGATCACGCCTCTACTCATGGCCCTGCTGCTGCCGATCCTTTGAAACTAGATGACTTGGCGACTCCTGATGACAATACAGATTTGAATGTAAGCACATCAGCTCATGGTTTAACTCCTAAGCTTTCAAATGTTTCTACAGAATATTTAAGTGGAACTGGAGTTTATTCTACTCCTCCCAGCGGTGGAGATGCAGATGTTCTTACTACTAAGGGTGATTTAGTAAGCTTTTCTACGATATATGGAAGGCTTCCAGTGGGAGCTAATGGCGCGGTCTTAACTTCTGACTCGACAGAGGCATTTGGGGTTAAGTGGAACTCGATACCAAAAGAAATTAATTTAAGTTTTGGAAATGAAAATACTAAAAATACTTCTTACGAAGTTATGGCTGTTTTAAAGAGTCCTGGCACTACTGACTATACTGTAACTAAAGTAGAAATAATTGCTTACCAGGAATCTGATCCGGCTACTTATTCTCTGAAGCTTTATGACTTAGATAACGCCTTAGCTATTTGCGAAAAGACTGGTAATTCTAATACAGTCTCATCTATCATTGACCTGGGAACAATAAGCAATCAAGATTCTGCTCAAGCAATTTATGAAGTTCAAGCTAAATGGGATTCAGCGACAGCAAGTGGAAAAGAAAAAGTATATGTTCAATTCTTAACGATAACATTTTAAGGAAGCATGAAAGATTTAGAGAAGCAGCTTAAGAATTTTATAGAAACTAAAGATGATAGTTTTTTAGATGACTATGATCTAAGGGGCTGTGCTTTTTCTATGAAGACTTTGAAGATGTTAAAAGACATAAAGAAGTCTGACTCTAAGGAGCATAAAGCAGTATGGCTTGAGACAATGTTAAATGTTTTTACCATAGCCTTGAAAGTTAGAAGAATGGATGCTGGTCCAAGAAGAGCAAAGTTTATTCACGATATTGTAGAAGCTGAAATTAAAATTCAAAGAGATGAGAAACCAGGTGATATTTCTTGCAAGTCAGGCTGTTCTAACTGCTGTTACCAATTTATTGCAACATCTGACGATGAAGCTCAATTATTAAAAGACTACCCTACTATTGGAAATAGATTAGAAGAGTATTCAAAGCTTGAAGAGACAGCTAAGAATTATCACAAGAAGCCTTGTATTTTTTTAAATGATAAAGGATCTTGTAACGCATATAAAGACAGACCTAATGCTTGTAGGTTGTTGCTATCTCAGTCTGATCCTGAATTATGTAAGGGTGATAGTAAGAGTGAGAAGATATTGTATTATATGCACAAGGCTGAAGTTGTAGCTGCTGGCTACTCTACAGGAGTAAAAAAATTAACGTCATTACCTAAAGCAATTATGGAGGCTAGAAGTGGCAACAGTATATAGGACCAGGCGTAAATGCGGGTATGAGGATGATGGTTCAAGCCCTGGTGATTATGGTAACGGCAAAGGCTGGCATTATATTGAAGAAGATCAGACCACTATTGAGGAAGGTGCAGATTGTCCTACTCATCCAGCACCAGCAACACAATTAATTAGTGATTTTGTGGTCTTACCTCCAGAAGAGGAGACATAAAATGGAAGTATTTGTAACTCCTAATCCTTATAAAAGGATTACTTTAATTGATGAATTAGAGTCTGCTGGCTTTTCAGACATTAGAATTAATAAAGTTGAAGTTAGAATCATAGATGCTGTAGTCGGTGATAGAACAGCAATACAAGCTGTATTGGACGTTCATGACGCTACAGCAGATAGCAATAAAGATGGTGCTAAACGAAGGTTAAGAAATTTAGATTTATCAGCGCCTCTAACTGATCTACAATCTAAAAACAGACTAAAAGATGTAATTAGAGTTTTAAGAGGGGCAGGTCTACTTAGAGAATAAGAAAGAGGTAAGTAATGGCAGAGTATAATAATACTACAGATCTAAAGAACGAAGTTTTACAGAGAGTGGGAGAGGTCGTTGACGGAACGTCTGACTTTGAGTCTCGCTCCATTGACTTACTTAACGATGTCTACTTAGGACTATTCGCTGGTGGTAATGAATTTGGAATAGATGTAGATGAAGCCTGGAACTGGGCTAAGGCTGAGAAGCCTATAATTCTAACGCTGCTACCAGCTTACGATACTGGCAGTGTTACGTTGACTCTAGGGAGCACAGAAGGCACATTCTCTGGAACTCCTGCAGAATCACAGCAAGGACGATTTTTAAAAATAGAAGCTAGAGACGAGTACTTCATTATTAGGTCACACACAGCGGGTGCATCTGCTTTTGAAATAGACCAGGCTTATACTGAAGACTCGGGCTCTTTTAATTTTAGAAGCATAAAGCTAGACTACGAATTGTCAGATGACTTAATTCACGTAGATAGCGACAATAACAAGATAGACTTCCAAGAAGCCACAGCGACTCCTCTAGTAGCTACATTGACTAATGGTGTGTATTCGACTGCAGATTTAGCAGTAGAGATGAAGACACAATTAGAAGCTAGCGGAGGTGAGACTTATACGATTACATTCGACAGCCTCACAAGGAAGTGGACTGCGGCTCATGGAGGAGCCTTTCTTGAGTTCCTTAGTGCTACAGGAGCGAATAGGTATAGAGCTTTCTTACCGCAGATTAGCTATGAGGTTGCTGATCTTACAGGTTTGACTTCTTACGAAGCAAGCAGACCACTTAACTCTATAGATAGGCTAGTAAGGCCAATGACAACTTATCGTGATACTGAGCTTAATACGTTCTTCCTCAAAGGAACGCATCCTCAAGTTTACGCTAACAGGACATCTACTGACTCTAATGGTAAGATCTTCGGAGTAGATTTTAATGTAATGCTAAGAGACTATCCTATGGTTCATCTTTCTGAGGGAGTTCCTGATAGATTTGCGGAAGTTAAGACAAGAAGTAATGGAATAATATCAGTCAGGTTTAATCGCTACTCTAGAAATAATACTCGAGTAGAGGTAGATTACATTCCAATACCGCAGGCATTACGAGATAATGCAGCTAGTGTTCCTTTAATTCCAAGGGCTTATCGTAGCTTCCTAGTTCACGCTGCCTCTTATTACATCATGCTAGAGAAATCAGACAACAAGGCTCAGACTGAGTTCGCGTTAGCTCAGGCAAAACTACAGGCTTTAGTCAATGCGAATAGAGAGAGATTAAGAACGCCTGCTACTAATTATGCTAGGCTTATTCCTAGAAGGGATAGAAGGGGCTTCTAATGGCTTACATTGGGCAGCAAGTTAACATACCAGTAGGAGACGAAGGTCTAAGGACAGATGATCCCCAGACTCGATTAGCTCCTAATATGCTCACTGAATCTATTAACCTGACGTACTTCTCTGGACGTATCGAAAAGAGCCCTGGCAGCTCCAAGTTTAACGCTACTGCCTTAAGTGCAGCCATAACAGGTCTCTTTGATTACTTCCCCTCACCGACCGTACAGAGGCTTATAGCAGCATCTGCTGATGGTAAGTTATGGAGAGATACTGGTGATGGTACATTTTCTGCCAATACTCCCATAGTTACAGGACTGGGCGCTTTAGATAAGAATACAATGAGATTCGTAGAGGGAGGTTCTGAAGCTTCAGGACAGAATAAGAAGCTTTTCCTCTTTTCTGGAACTAATCAGCTAAGTTACCTTGATGGTGACGCTATAGCTCTAACTACGGTCGCAGCTCCTGCCGCTGACTGGAGTGCTAACTTTCCTACTTTTGGCGTAATCCATAGGAATAGATTGTTTGCGATGGGAAATATTAACCAGCCACACTTTCTTTATGTCAGCGATCCTGGAGATCATACAGATTTTGCAGGTGCAGGAAGTCTAATCTTTGAAGTATTTCCAGGTGAAGGTGACAGGATTGTTGCTGCTTTTGCTTACAAGGGAAGATTGTTTTTGTTCAAAGAGCCATTCGGTTTGTACTACCTAGTGGACGATGATCCTAGTACTGCAAATTGGCACCTAGCTAAGCTTGACTCGAGCTTTGGTGCTGCCTCTCCTAACTCAGTAATACAAGTCTTAGATGATCTACTTGGTGGCAACGCTACAGGTAGTGTTACCTCAGTGCAAGCGAGTGAGAAGTTAGGTGACGTAAGCTCTGGAGACATCTTAGCTATTGCAGGAATAGAAGATTACATGAGAAAGGTCACTACGAAAGCTGGCACAAGTGATATGCAAGCATTGTATTATCCTGAGAAGAAGAGAGCTTTCTTTACTTATCGCAGGAAAGGAATCAGCTACAATGACGTCATCTTAGAAGTTGACGTTAATAAGGCTAAGCCAAGATACACTCTTAATACGAAAGATGCTGCAGAAGTGCTTACGTTGAAAAAAGATGATGATAATATTGAAAGGCCAATCTACGGGGATCGGCTAGGTTTCGTATATGACATGGAATCTTCCGATTTTACCGTAGATGGAGCAGCTTATGTTGGAAGCTTTAAGACACCAGAAATTGACTTTGCTTTCTTAGATCCTAGCTTAAGTATCAAAACGAAGATCTTTGACTTTCTCTCTCTGGTCTTTGAAGGAACTACTAATGAGCCAGTCAGAGTAGATGTCATAATTGATGGTAGATTTGTTAATACTTTGACCTTTCCCCAGTTTACGGGAGTAGGCTTAGATGACTTTACGCTAGACGTAGATGTGTTAGCAGGAGATGAAGTTCAGACAAGAAGGAAGCAGCTTAAAGGTTGTGGAAAAAGAATACAATTTAGAGTCTATAGTACGACAGCTACTAATTTCAAAATCGAACAATTAGTAGTAGGCTTTAGACTTGGAGACGAAGGCGAAGCTGGAGGTTAGTAATGCCATCATTATTTAGTAGAATTAAAACATGGGTCAGCTTAGAGAAACTCACAGCGAGTGATCTTAACGCTGAATTTAATAACATTCTAGATAATCTGGATGCAGATCAGGTTGGTGGTAGTTCAGCTACTGTCGGAAATATGCAAACTACTGAAGATCCTGGAGAGGTAGGAAGTGAAAGCTTAGCTAGTTCTATTGAAGGTGAAATCAGAAGGATGAGAACTTTACTTAAGGAGATCACAGGAAAGACACAGTGGTATGAGTCTCCTGATCGAAGCCTTGATTCTGCCTCACAATATAATGCACTTACCTTAGTCGATACAGACACTGATCCTGATATTAGCGACAAGGATATTCTCTTCTTCGACACAAGTAGTGGTGCCATAGATCTGACTGGTTTCGTTGGAGGAGCTAGTGAGCAAATTCTTTTCTTAGTAACTAAGGATACGACTAATACGGTTACGGTAAGACATAATGGTGCTGGTACTCAGAAGATTAAACTAGAAGGAGGAGCTGACAAAGTTCTTCCTGCTGCCTTTCAAGGTGGTTTAATCCTAACGTTCGATGGCACTGATTGGGTTGAGACTGGAACTGGAATTACTGACGGTGAGGTAACTGAAGATAAAATCGCTACTGACGCTGTGACTACAATTAAAATTAAAGATCTTAACGTTACTGCAGCTAAGTTAGCAGTTGGAATCATACCAGAACTTAACACTACTACTTTTAATAATAGTGGAACGTTTACAGTACCTTCTGACGTAACTAGAGTTTTAGTACTCGCTTGCGGAGGAGGAGGAGGAGGCGGTGGCGCTGATGCTTCTTCTGGCGTAATTAGTGCTGGTGGAGGAAGCGGAGGTCAAGGCTCTACTCCTACGCTAGTCTCTGTTGCAGTAACTCCATTAGGTGTGGTTTCTGTCACTATAGGAGCTGTAGGATCGGCGGGAGTTGCAGGAACTATTTCTTCTCCTGCATCAGCGACTGCTGGCGGTAGTGGAGGATTCTCTAGATTTGGCGTGCACACTTTTCTTGGCGCACCTGGAGGTAATCCTAGTAACGTCAGCGTTGGTGGAACTTCTCCAAGTACTACTTTCTCAGTTCAGCAGACACTGCAAAGTTTTGGTGGTGCTGGAGGAACTGGATCAGGTGGAGGCAGTGGACCTGCTGGAAGTACTGGTGGTCTTAATATGTATGGAATTACTGGAGCTAGTGGTGGTGCTGGTGGCGCTGCTCTAGGTGGTCAAGGCGGTGGTGCTGGAGGCGGTGGCGGTGGCTACGGTATTAGCATTGGCGGCGTTGGTGGTGTTGCTGGCGGTGGTGGAGCTGACGGAGGTGGAGGAGGCTCCCCTGTAGCTAACTCTGGAGCTGGCGGTGGCGGCGGTGGAGGCGGCGGTGAAGCTGCTGGCCCTGGTCGTGACTCAGGTAATGGTGGTGCTGGCGGTAAAGGCGTAGTATTTGTATTTTACGTAAGTACTACTACGGCAACTGGAGCTTAAGATGGCAGACGGAAGGACTAAGGAACTACTAAACGATCAGTTACTCCAGAGGGATCCCTTTCAGAAAGCGCAAGAGATGCGAAAGAGAGGGGATATAGTTCCTACAGCTATGGAATTTAATCCCTTTGAGAATCCTTTGTCTCCATTCGAGGAACGTCCTGTGCTTTCTCCAGGGCTTCCTGAGCAACCTGAGAAGAACTTAGCTAAGACACTAGCTCCTGCTACAGATATGGAAATTAGAAGCTTTATGAAGTCTAGAATATCTAGTCACATTGATGGCTTAGGACTAGGCGATATTAAAGAAGGCATTGGCTTGACGAATATGGGAAAGATTCTTCTAATGGCTAGGCTTAAGGAACGTGTGGGAGATAATTTTGAATCTAATCCTGCAGTGAGATCAATACTAACTCAATTCGATGCAGCCTTGCAGAAGGTAGATGAGAAGGACGAAGAAGCTGATCTTGTGAGAGCTAAGAGTTCTGGAGACAGGACAATTAAGGAGCTATTAGGTGATAGAGGTAAGGCAGGACTATGATCCTGATGTCATTAAGAAGTGGTGGAAGGATAGACAGAAAGTTGAGTTTGATCCTGAGCTACTTTCGGCTAGTGGTTTCACTGGTTATTATGACGAACAGCCAGTAGCGACAATCTTCCTCTACCCTACTATAGGATCTAAAATAGCATGGCTAGGCTGGCCTATTTCAGATAAAGAAGTAAATAAAAATTTACGTGATTTAGTTCTAGATGAAATACTTGAGGAAATTCATGTGTTTGCAAGGTCTAAAGGGTATAAATATATCTGGACTACTACAGGACTTGGCGTTGTTAAAGAGAGATTATTACGGCATAATTACCTAGTAGGTGATGAAGATATTTGCCAATTATGGAGGTTTTTATAATGGGAACAGTAGCAGCAGCTGTCGGTGGAATGGGAATAGGAACAGCAATTTTAGGTGGGGCAGGCATTTCTGCTGTAGGAAGTTTAATCGGTGGAGAGAGAGCAGCTAGTGCAGCTAATCGAGCAGCGCGTTCACAGATAGCAGCGCAAGAGAGAATGAGATCACAAGACTTAGCTCTTCGCAGAGAGTCTAGAGATCTTGCATTACAGTTTGCAGAAGCTACTCCCGAGGAACTTGAAGCAATCAGTCGAACAATAGATATTAATCAACAAAGCATTGCAGGAAAAGAAAGACTCTTATCGACAATAGATCCAGCTTTAATGGAAGTAGGTAAGCAGACACTTGCCTTATTGCAAGGCCAAGAGGCTGCGACATTGGATCCTATTCGTAGTGCTAGAAGAGAAGGAAGAATAGAGTTAGAAAATAGATTACAAGCACAGTTAGGTACAGGTTACGCTAATTCTTCTGCTGGCATTAGAGCATTAAATGATTATGACTCTGGAACAGATACAGTGCTTGCGACAGAGCAAGACAGGACTCTCGGAAGACTCTTGGGAGTTTCACAGAATGTGAGACAATTCTCCTCTCTTGCTCCGAACATTGCAGCTAGTGGAACTATTGCAGGACTCTTTGGTAATATTCAAAATAGACAGGTTAATGCAGTAACAGGAACTCCTCTTAGCTCACAGTTTGCAGTACAAAACTCGAGTGCTAACTTTGCTGGAGAGGCTGTTAGAGCACAAGCAGGAGCCACTGCCTTCGGACAGGTCGGTGGAGCTTTAACTCTTGGTGGAATCTTAGGATCTTTGAATCCAAGTAATCAGAGTAGTACTGCTGGTACTGCTGGCACACTTGGTGGTGGCGGTGGTACTCCTAATGTATTACAACCATTTACGGGAGGTTAAGTGTCACGACCTAAGAAGAGTGCAGCAACGTTAAATGAAGTAATGGGAGCTAAGATTCCAGAGGGACTTAAAGATCTTCCTGGCTTACTTGGTGAGAAGATGCCCGAGCTTCCTAATAGTACAGTAGGTAAGATAAGACTACTAAGAGCTTTGAAGAATCGCTTCGGTGATGGCTTCAGAACTTTTCCTGGTATCAAAGGAATCTTAAAAGAGTTTGATAAGAAAGTTAGAATTGAACAGATCGTAAGTAAGAACAGGAGAAGGTAATGGCATCATTAAGTGAAATTGTGTTAGCAAAAAGCTTCGACACAGATAATAGTCTTAACGCATTTCAGAAGACAGTCGGAACAGGGATGCAGGCAGCTGCTCTTGCTGCTGACGTAAATAAGAAGAAGGCTGAGACTGCAACAGCTAAGACTAGCTTAAATATAGCTAAATATACGCAGCTTAAGAATAGGATGGACGTAATTCTTAAGACAGCTAATCCTAAGATTAAAAAAGTGTTGATGCAAAAATATGATGACACTGCTACTGCTTTAGGTGCTGAAGGAATCTCAGAAGACAATAAGATAGCGTTAGCTGAAGATCTTGAGTACGCAGCAGCCATTAAAACTGCCATCTCACTTAACACAAAAGTTCTAGAGCAGGCTGGCATGACACCAGAGCTTGCTGAGTCGATGGCACAGTCAGCTGCTGTTGCTTTTTCTAACGTAGATTCTAAAACTAACTTTATTGAGAGTAACAAAAAGATGGAAAAGCTTCTAGGTGTTCAGAAAGAGCAGAACGCATTAGAGACAGCTAAAGATGTTAGGTTTGATAAGAAATTACAGCTTGTTAATAAGGAAGTTAACAGTCGATTTAAGAAAGTTAACACTATGAAAGATGCCCTAGCTACAGCGGAGAGAAATTTAAGTATCATTCAAGCTTCCTTTAAGGGTAAGACTACGATGACTGGAGAACAAATTAGAACTGCCTTTGATACTGCAGGTATCGCGTTAGGTAGAGCAGCTCAGCCAGGACAGCTTACTGAGAAAGATGTGAAGCCATTCTTGAGTGGTTCTGGTTTCTTAGGTCTAATGTCAGACTTGAGTAACTTACTGATCGCACCTACTGTTAACGAAGAGAAAGTCCAAGCATTGATAGATCAAGTTAAGAGACAAGCTGCTACCTTAGATGATTCTATTGCAAAGAAAGCTGGGCAGTTTGAAGCTCAGTTAGACTTTGGAGAGTTCGTAGATAGGAAAGATGAGTTACTTAGCGGATCTGGTCTTAGTAAGTTTACTGGTCCTAGTCTAAAAGGACTATTTGGAACTACTAAAGAGACTCCTGCTAAGTCATTTAGTGCTGACGAGATCATTCTTAATGCTACTTCTCCTGACGCTATGGTAAAACAGTTACAGATTTTAGATTCTAAAATTAAGGATACTCCACAGCTCAGAACTATCTTACTTAATAGACAGAAAGAGTTACTTAAGTCACGCAAGCCACAAGGACAAGCTCCTGAAGCTCCAGTGCAAGCTCCTCCTGAAGAGGGAGCGCAGCTAGGAACACAACAATTCATGAATCAAGCTAACGCAACACTAGGACAGTGATATGGCAGAACCAGGAGTATTTTCTTTAAGTCAACCGGAGAATTTGGTTAGTCCTGTACCAGGGCAAGCGCAAGCTGTGGCACAGAATGAAATAGAAATACAAAGCATAGGACAGCTACAAGAGTTATTAAATAATGCACAAAAAAGGGAGGCTACTCCTGAAGAGGTAGCTCCTGTGG